GATACAAGTCGTGAATTTGTCAATATCTACATTGGTGTTGACCCTGCTTCGACGCTTGGGGCTCGTAACGACTATAGCGTTATTATGGTTATTGGCGTTACTGCTAAGTTTGATTACTACGTTATCGAGTATTGGAGAAAAAGAGTCTTGCCGATGGACTGCGCAGATGAGATATTTAAAATTGTTGAACGATATTCACCCGTCAAAAGAGTAAATATTGAAACAATTGCATATCAGGAAATGCTTCGTGATTACGTGCAAAAGCAAAGTAAAGCACGAGGAATGTTCATTCCTGGTATAAATCAAGGTATTAAGGGATATGGAAATCAGAAGAAAAAGGATAGGCTCTTTGAAGGGCTTCAGCCCAAATTTAGACAAGGAGCTGTGCATCTAAAGAAAGATATGCATGAGTTTATGGGAGAGCTGTTGGATTTTCCAAAGGGTTCTCATGATGATTGTATTGATGCATTTTGGCTTTCGACTCAATTTGCAAAAGGCAATAAGTCGGCTGGTAAAGCTACTATCAAGGATAAAACAGGAAATACTTACAGAACCCGAACTAAAAAGGCATACGATTGGCTTACAGGTGCAAGGCGATAATTTGCATTGCACAGTAAAGCTATAGTATATTTACCCCTATGATTCAAGAAGACATTCGAGTAAAAGAAATAAAAGAGTTGTGGAGACGTTGGTCTGATGCAAGAAAAGATTGGGATACTCAAGCCCGTGAAGACATAGATTTCTACTTAGGAAATCACTGGTCTGAGGCACAGGTAAACGAACTTAATGAGCGAAATCAATCTTCTTTAGCATTAGACAGACTCTACTCTGCGGTTGAGCAGTTTAAAGCTATTATTACTTCTAAGCCACCCAAGTTTTCTGCTGCAGGTAGAGAAGATTCTGATACAAAGATGGCTAATGTATGGAAAGGAATCTTAGAATATGTTTGGGACATCTCTGATGGGGATGAAACATTTAAGCAAACTATTCATGACTACGCTGTTACGGGACTTGGTTATTTTTATGGTTACATAGATGCTGAGGCTGATTATGGTCGAGGTGAAGTTAAGTTTACTTATGTTGACCCATTCCGTGTTGTAGTTGACCCTAATTCTAGAAGTCGTTGGTTTGATGATTCTTCGGGTATGATGTTATCTACAATTATGACTAAACGACAATTATCTGATTTATACCCACAATTATCTGAAGAAAATGAAGAAGGTAAGTCTTTAATTGACGAGCTTGAATCAAATGACTATCTTGATGATGATTATCCAAGTTCAACTCAAGCACAAGCAAAAACACGATTTACTCCTGATGTTGTTAAAGATTTAGACTATGGAGAGGGCTCTGAAAAATATAGACTAATTGAATCTTTTTCAAAGATTAAAGTTCCTTATTATCGTGTTATTGACATGCAATCTAGAGATGAGCAAATTCTTGATGATGAAAAACTCCAAGCATTACTTCAAGATGAACGTATGCAATTGGCAGTTGAAAAGGGTATGATTGACATTGCCAAAGTAATGCAAACAAGGATTAAATTGACTTGCATTGTTGGGCAAATTGTTTTATACGAAAGAGTATTGGATACTGATGTTTACCCTATCGTTCCAGTACCAAATATATGGACTAACACACCTTATCCAATGAGTGATGTTCGAAAGAATAAAGACTCTCAAATATACTTAAACAAAATACTATCTTTAATTACATCTCATGCACAAGCATCAGCAGGATTAAAGTTGCTTGTTCCTGAAGGCTCGGTTGACAACATAGAGCAGTTAGAAAAAGATTGGGCAAATCCTAATGCTACAATTGAATACGACCCATCTTTAGGAGAACCTCATTTCCCTGCTCCTCAACCAATGTCAGGTTCAATTCTTCAATTGCCTGCAATGATTGAAAAGTATATTGATTTAAATATGGGAATATTTGAAATGATGCAAGGAAATACTGAAGTAGCTCCAAAAACATCATCTGCAACAATGATGCTAGAAGATTTTGGACAAAGAAGGTCTAAGTCTAAATTGCGTGATATTGAAGGTTCATTAAAGAGATTAGGAAGGGTTATATATAATCTTGCTAAATCTCATTATAATTTTAATAAAACATTTAGGATTATTCAGCCTAACAATGATTTGAATGAATATACTATAAATAAGCGAATGTATGATGACAAGACTATGGAGCTTCAATCAATTGAGAATGATATATCTATTGGTCAATTTGATATTCGTGTTATAGGTAATTCTACTATGCCATCAAATAAATGGGGTGAGTGGAATATTTATATGGAAGCATATCAGGCAGGTCTAATTGATAAGGTAGAGGCATTGAAAAAACAAGATATATTTGATAAAGCAGGCGTATTACAACGTACTGATATGATTGCACAATTGCAACAACAATTGCAAGGTGCTCAAGAGCAAATTAAGAAATTATCTGGTGACTTACAAACTAGAGACCGAGAAGCAGTACATCTCCGTAAAGCTGCTGAGGTTGAGAAGTTTAAAGGACGACTTAAAGAAACAGAGTCATCAAGCAAAGCTGACCAAAAATTACAAGTCGGAAGACTTTCAAATGCTGTTAAACTCGAATCCGAGAAATTACGTTTAGCCACAGAGGCAGAGAAACGTAGTCAAACTCAAAGGATGAAGAGAAATAGCAAACAAGGAGATAAGTAAAATGGACGCAAATGAATTAGGAAATCAATTTCAAGATGAACTTGGTCAATCCGAAGAATTTGTAGGGCAAGATGAAGGACAAACACAAGAAGAGAATCCTGTCAATTGGGAAGAAACTGCAAAGTATCAGCAATCTGAAAAGGATAAACTCTATAATGAAAATCAAAAGCTAAAGCAATACGAGGAAATTGGCAAATTTTTGGAATCACGACCTGATGTCATTGAGCAAATCAAAGGCGCAGTTAATGGTCAACCAGAAGCACAACAACAAGTAGCACTTAAGCCTGATGAGTTTGACCCATGGGAAGCCTATAATGACCCAACATCTGCATCTTATAAATTTAGGATGCAAGAACTACAGCAAACCATTGATGGTGCTGTTAACCAAGCTACTCAAGGTATTCGTAAAGAAACGGGAAGAGCAAACTTAAATGCTCAACTTAAAGCAAAAGGAATGAATGATGAACAAGTTCAATCGTTTTTTGATTTTGCAGACAAAAACCCTTCTGAGTATGGATTGGATAACGTAATCAAAATGTGGCAAGCTGTTAATGGTGCTCCAGTGAGCGAAGGACAACCAAGCCCATTAGACCAAGTACGTAATGTACAAAGTCAGCCTCAACAAGTCGGTGGTGTATTACAAGGCGAAAAGCCTCAAATGCCAAAATCTGACTCTGATGCAATGTGGGACTCAATTGTCGCTGCTGGAGGACGCACTAACGTATTAAAATAACTAAGGAGAAATAATGGCTACTTATAATAGTGGACAAGTAAAATTCGGAACTCCTGGTGGCAATACAGTAGATAGTGCTAATTTAGGCACACGTAGACTGTATGACTTTAGTGACAGGGTCGCTGACTTATCCCCAGAAGAATCTCCGTTTTTTGTATATTTGTCAAAAGTAGGGAAAGTTCCAACATCGGATTCGCAATTCCGATTCTTGGAAGATAGAACAAAAATTGCGATGACAGACCGAAGTTTTGTCATTTCAACTAACTTAGACGAAGTTTCAGTAGGAGCTATTGTAACGGCAACAATAAGCGCAGCTCAACCATGGCTCATTAAAGGTATGGTTATATCTGTTGAATCTATAACAGGTAACAGTGGTGCTCCAAATCATGCAAATGCTAGAATAGAAGCAGTTAATTCAAGTACATCAATTGATATTAAATGGCTTACTAATCCTAATGATACTAATGCAGCAAACCCATTAGCTAGTGCAAAAGCAACTGTTATTGGAACTGCATTTGGCGAAGGTTCAGGTGCACCCGATGTATTTTCTCAAGAGCTAGATAATGATTATGGGTTTACTCAAATCTTTAAAACAGCTTGTGAGATGTCAAATACTGCTCGTGCAACTGTATATCGTGGATATTCAGATGAATGGCAACGTATTTGGAACTTAAAGTTACGTGAACATAAAGTTGATATTGAACGTGCAATGCTATTTGGACAACGTGCTACTTCTGGAGGTGTTCAATACACTGATGGTATAGCAGGACATATCATGGCAAATGGTCAAGGTCAAACAATAGAAGATTCTGAGCAATTAGTTTATACAGAAGGTCAAGCCTACTTAAAGACTGTTGCAGCAGGAAGCTTATCATATGATACTCTACTTAAAGATTTAGAGGTTGTATTTGACCCTGCTCGTGGTGGAAGTAGTGCAAAACTTGCATTATGTTCATTGCCTGTTATCTCATTGTTTAATAAACTTGGAGATGGTGTAGGATTTATTGGAGACACTATTAATGGTGGAGCACGATATAATTTTGATGCTTCTCAAGGGTCTTTTGGACATAAAGTTATGAAAGTAGAAACTGTTCATGGTGATTTATCTTTAGTTAAAGAGCCATTGTTTAGAGGCATGTCAGGTGAGTTTATGTGTATGGTTGATTTAGACCATGTATCATATCGTCCACTTGTTGGTAATGGCATGAATCGAGACACCTCAATTACAACAAATGTGCAACAAGCAGATGAAGATTTACGTAAAGACATGATTCTTACAGAAGCAGGTCTTGAAGTTTCTTTACCTGAAACACATGCGTTGTTTAACTTTGAGGAGGCACTATAATGAGAAGTGATAAACTAAACAAAAATAGTAGCTCTTACTCAGAGCCTTTAATGGCAGGAACTTTAGGTTCTTTCTTTGGCTTATCTGTAGGCGCTCCTACTGTTGGAAGCAATGCTTGTACACTTGTTGTTAATCAGGTTAATTCTCCCGTATATACTGGTGGTGCTGCTCTTGCAGCATTATTGCCTGCAGCTACTGCTGGTAGTGTATGCGTGTTTTCTATGGCTGATGACCCTGCGGGTGGGACTGCTGCATTAACGTTTAATTGTGCAGGTACTGATGCATGGGAAACGGGTTGCGTTGTTCCAACAACAAATAGTAATAAGATTACTTATGATGTTTCAACAGCAGGCGAAACGGCTTTAGCCTTTACTCCTACCAATGATACTGTTAACTTTTTATCATTCGGCTCAACTATTGAGTTTGTTTGTGAAACTGATGGTCTTTGGTATGTAAATGTTAGAAACTATAATAGTGATATTGGTGTAACTGCTGGCGCAGCTACAGGCACACTATTATTTGCTTCTTAATGCTAATAAGTAAATAGTTATTGGGAACTAGGGGGAGGTCGTATAAAGGGTCTCTCCCAAATCCCTCAATGATAAGGAGGTTATATGTTTGGTAAAAAAGATTTTAAAAAATATCCTCATGGGGGTACTCTTGAAGGTGAGTCTCATGCTCAAGGTGGAATACCAATTGAGGCTGAAGGTGGCGAGTTTATTATTAAAAAGGATTCTGTAAACCCATCAACATTAGCAATGCTTGAATATATTAATGACTATGGTGATATACCATTAACAGATGCAAGAGATAGAAAGAAGGTAATATAATGCCAAAAGTAGGTGATAAGAAATTTAGCTATGATAAAGAAGGTATGAAAGAAGCAAAAGAGTATTCAAAGAAAACGGGTCAAAAAATGGCTATGTATAATATGGGTGGTTCAGTTGATGCTCGTAATCGCTCTGAAATGTTTATGATGGATGGTGGAAAGGTTCACGATAAAAAGAAGTGAAAATAAGTCATGGGTTATAGGAATAACGAATACGAAAAGAAAAAAGCATTTAAGAAACATAAAAAGAAAACTAAAGGTAAGAGAAAAAATGGCAAGAACGTATTATTGTAAATGTGGTGGTAAGGTTGAATCAGGTGGAGATATGACTTGTAAATGTGGTCATGTTTTTGGCAATAAATTCAAAGTTGGCAATCATATTAATATGCGTACAACTTGGTCAGGACAAACTCAAGTAGAATTTACTCAGCAGTCAATGCAAGAATCTGTTGAAGGCATGGGAGGGGAGTGGTAGATGGCTGAAAGTATAAAAAATCAAGTTGATGCTTTAACTGGATTTGCAAGCACTGAAGACTTAGCCCTTCAAGATTGGTGTGAGGCAGGCGTAGTAGAAATAATAAATCAACTACCCATGAAACTTAAAGAAAAATGCATGGCTGTAACTCCTTTGGTAGATGGTAGTGGTATAGATTTAGATGGTTTTGGAGAAGTATTATTTGTACAAAGAGAAACAGGAGATAGCACAACAATTTATGCTCCATGTAGAAAGATACCTTCAATGTATGGTGGAATGGCAGGTGACTCAACTAACTTGCTTTACTTTGGAACAGCTACTGACCCTGTTTATTGGGTTGATGGAACTGGAGATGTATCAAAGTTATATGTAAAGCCCGACCCTACTTCTAATAGTGATGCAAAAATATTTCATGTGTCACATCCACAAGTAAATCTTGCTAGTAGTGAAATAGGCAACTTTCCTGATGAAGCAAATTATTTAGTTGTATTATATGCAGCAATTAGGGCAACCGAAAGACTTATGCTTGATGAAGAAGACCAAGAGGTATATGCCCCACAACTTGGAACATTGAAGCAAGATTATGCACAAGGGCTTGCAGCTCTTAAAGGAGGGCAATAATGAAACCAAAAGAATTAATTCAACAAATCGAACATTTAATGGGTCGTCAACCTGAAGGCTATATGATTCGATTAATGAATGATGGATTGCTTGATATGGCATCAAAGAAAAAAGAATATACTGTGTCAGCAAAAACAGATTTAATTAAAAACAAAAGATGGTATACTCTTGATGACCAAATTATTGATGTTATAAAAGTAGAAGTATTGGATACAAATAGTCGATATGTAATGATACCAAAGCTATCAGATTCACATAAATTATTACGTGAAGATACTGATAATACTGATGATAGTTTAACCTAGGAGTTATATGGCAACACAAAAAAGAACATTCCCAAATCAATATTTTGCATGGTATAATGATGACAAGCGTCTTGGCGTATTGGCTCTTGATTTAACTACTGATTCTACTGAAAGCACAAATGAACCTTATGATACCTTTCAGGACACTACAGTTTCAAATGGGTTAAGGGTTACATATCACTCAAAATATGAGACAATAACTACAGGGAACTTAACAGGAGAGATGAGTGCTACTCATGGTCTTGATACAGGAATGCAAAATGCTTTGTTGTGCTATGTAAAATCAAGGTTATTTGAAGACCAAGGGGACTTACAACAAGCTCAATATTTTAGACAGATGTATGAGCGTAGTGTTAAGCAATATCCATCACGCAAATCAGGTGTACGACAATTGTCCGTACCAAGACTTTAGGAGATTTGAATGGCAAATACATATAACGATACTGATTGGGGTGTTGATGCAAATACAAAGGGTTCAGCTACAAGTTCTTTTACTAGTGGATATCTTCCTTACATTACAAATGTAGGATTTGGAGATAATGATGGAGACGCTGTTTTTATTCCATTTATAAATTATTTTGAAGATGCTACTAATCCACCTAATGCAGATGCCCCATGGGAAAGAATATGTATGCCATACGCTGGATATTTAGATAAGATTGTATTTAGGTGTTCAACTACTGCAGACACTTGTGACTTTGAAGTATATAAAGCAGTCAGTGCAACAGCCTCAGCTGACGCTGACCAAAATAAACTCAGTTCTACAGTATCAGTTGAGGATGATACAGCTCATACTACGCTAACTGCATCCTTTGGAACAGATTATTCTTTTTTAGCAGGGGATATTTTAGCAATAAAAATGACATATGAATCTTCTCCTGGAGATATTGATATGTCAGTGATATGGAAGGTTTTAATTGATTAAATTTTTAAAAATAAATA